TTCAAGAATTCGATTATCAAAGCGAGAACTATTAACCCCAAAAACCAAAACAATGGGACAATCTAAAATCAAGACCATTCAACCGAATGGCACTTATGAAGGCCGTAACGGTCTTATGTACAAGTTCGAAATTGAACTTGAAAACGGACAAGGCGGAGAGGTATCCGCAAAGAGCGAAGACCGCTGGAAAGTCGGCGACGAAGTAGAATACGAAGTCACCCCGAGCAAATGGGGCGATAAGATGAAACTCACGAAGCCGGGATTCCAACAAGGGGGTTCGCAGAGTCCAGAGATTCAAAAGCGTATCGATGCGTGTTGGGCGATTGGACTCGCTATTCAACAAGCCTCAGACCCTCAAGAAATCTTGGAAGCGGCGGAGCATTTGATCAATATGAGGGACTCTTTAATCTCGAAGCTATGAGATACCAGAACACATGGACACAAGAGGAGGGACACAAACTTCTCGAATTAGTGAACCGCAACCTCTACCCTTCGGGGCAGGTGATGTGGATGACCGTTCGAAAGGGAATCGGCTCGCATTCGCTCGGATCTTGCCAAACGCATTGGAACAGGACGGTTAAACAGTGGTGTAACTGGAACGGCTATAAATGGGTTTTAAAGCAACAAAACCTATTCGATGCGGCTACCCCTCAACCGAAGAAAGATATTGCAAAGAAGACCCCTCAAAATGCGTCTACGAGGAAACGAGTAAAGGAATCGCGAGGGCTAAAGCTCAAGAAGTCGTTTTTATGGGGTGCTTTAACAATTGAACGTTATGAATAATATTAAATTGTTTTTAATCCGGAACTACGATTCACTCGAGAAGGCTTCGCGATCAATCGGCGTAACCTCGAACACCGTTCGGAATTGGTGTGGAAAGATGCCTCGAAATATGCTGAAGTACATTCCAGAGATTTCAAACACAAGCGGGGCGACCTACGCGGAAATCGTCGAAGAAGTTTTAATTTGCGAACGGGAGGGGGTGGAATAGCCCCCTCTTTTTTTCCTTTGTATTGTCTTACAAATTGATTACATTTGTAACATGAGAATGAAAAGAAATTACCAGCTTTCAAAAAGCATGACCCTCCGACTTACGGAAGAAGAAAAGGAATGGATTCGAAAGAATTCGCTCCAAGGCTTCAGTTCGGATGGGGAATTCGTCCGGGAGATACTGGCGTTTTATCGAGAGTATATCGTGAAGCAAGAATTGGAAATTGACCGCGTTCGAAGAATTACAATGCCTCAATGATGGAGAAGGATACCCGAGGTATTTGGATCCCGTTCGAGATATGGGAATGTGCAGACCTATCACCGATGCAAAGAATACTCCTCGCAAAGATTCACAACCTCAGCCAAAAGGATGGTGCGTGTTGGGCTGGAGATGAGTTCTTAGCGGAGCAACTCGTCTGTACGCCTCAATACATTCGAAAGATGCGGAAAGACCTTTGTGAAACCAATTACCTTGCGTGCGAAGGATATGGACACAAACGTAAAATGACCGTGCTCGTAGAAGCAACGATTGGAACAAGCAACAATTGGAACAAGCAACTACAGTTGCAAAAGAAGCAACAATCGTTGCAAAAGTTGCAACCACAGTTGCAAGTAGAAGCAACTACAGTTGCGCAGAGTATAGAGTTAAGTAAAGAGAAGAGTAAAGAACAAGTAAAGAAAGAAGAGGCGATCGTTCTCCCTTGGAATTCCGAACGATTTGCAGACATTTGGAATGAATGGAAACAAGACCGCAAAGAACGAAGAATCAAGAAGTACACGCGGCGCGGAGAACTCGCCGCTTTGCATAAACTACACAACGAAACAAATGGAGACGAACAACAAGCAATCGAAGCAATTCAACTCGCTATCGCGAACCAATGGCAAGGAATCTTCCCTCGCCCAAAGAAGGCAGGAACAAGCGCACCGAACAGAGACCAGCTTGAAACGTATCTCAAGTACGGGACTCTTTAAAGCGACTCCCGCGGAAGCGTGGCACGAAGGCACAAACATCCTCACCGCTTTACGATGTTACCCGGAAGAGACGCGGGCGGAAGTGGTGAAACTGATTAAAAAAACCGTCGATTTCATAGACGCGAAAAAGACGCTTACCAATTTCGAAGACGTAGCCCTTTGCGCGGAAATGATATTCGAGATATTTCCCGTTTTGAAACTGGAGGAATTGCGGTTAGTTTGCGACCGCATGAAACAAGGGCACTACGGAAAATTTTACGAGCGACTCAAAATCCAAGAGTTCCGGGAATGCATCCAGAAACACGAAGAGGAACGCGCCCCGATCCTCGAGGAGATGCACAAGCAAATTTACCGGGGTACGGACAACCCTACGAACGTCCCCGAATACGACAAAGAAGCGGCTCACCTCGCTTGGAAACTGAAGAATAACCCCTTTTTAATACCCGGAAAGAATGGGAATAGCGAAAACGAAAGCGAAACTTGATTCCATCTTTTCGACGTATATCCGCCTCAAAGGATCAAACGAAGAAGGGTGGGGAGAGTGCTTCACTTGTGGAAGGATACGCCACTACAAAGAAGTGGACTGCGGACACTTCATTACGCGGGCGAAACTCGCTACCCGGTGGGACGAGTTGAACGTCGCTTTTCAATGCAAGCAATGCAATATGACCGGAGGGCAACAATTCGTGTTTGGTAAGAAGCTCGACGAAATCCACGGCGAAGGGACAGCGGAAGGGATTCTTCTCAAAAGCAACCAGAATAAGAAATGGACTGTAGAAGAGTTAGAAGAGAAAGTCCGATATTACCGGCGGAAAGTAAATGAAATCAAAGCACAAAGAGGATTGGAATAACTTCCTCCGGAAGAATTATTTGAAACTTCGAACCATTGGGAAACGATGGACTCCGGATTCTTCCGACCTTGTGCACCACGTTTATTTGCGCTGTATAGATAAACCCTTCCCGGAAAATCCCCTCGGGTATTTTGTGAAGGCCATGTACAACGAAGCGACCCGAGGAAAATTTAAGGAACTCTATTCAACGACGGACAATGAACCAAAAGAACAAACAAGCGAAAGCGATTGGGCAAAAGCCATCCAACGAGAGCAAATGCAACTGCTCCTCGACCGCCTCTCTTGGTTCGATCGTACCGTCTTCTCTTTGTACTTGCAAGGATGGAATATGGCTGACGTATCTCGACGGTCTGGGATTGGAGAGTCTACCTTATATCGAAGCCTACACCTCACCCGTAAAATTTTAAAAGATGTTCTTCGTAACGGGACAGAAAAGAAATGACCGCCTCGCCGTTTGTCAGGCGTGCGAGCATTTTGTAGAATCCACGAAGAGTTGCGGCGACCTCGTAACGGAAGCCTTCAAAGACTCTAAACTTTGCGGCTGCCATATGCCTACGAAAACGCGGCTCAAAGTAGCCTCGTGCCCCCTCGGGAAATGGGAAGCCGAAATAAAAGAAAACGACCTCGAAGAGATTCGAAACCTCCTCGATAATCCAGACAAAGCCACGAACGGAGACCTCGCCCGGCTGTATTCAAAAGCGACGGGAACGAATACCCGCCCTTCTCAATGCTCCTCGTGTAACCGCCGAATGTTTAACGAACTGAAAACCCTACTGAACGATGCCACTCCCAAAGCCTGAAAAAAACGAAAACCGATACCAATTCATGCACCGCTGTATCAACAACGTAATTGTGAAAAGAGATTTCGAAGACCCCGAACAACGGATCGCCGTTTGTTCGAATATTTGGAAAGAAGAAACAGGACAATAACCAAACGAAAATGAGCTACACGAAAGAAGAGCGCGAAGAAATCGCAAAGAACATCCGGGAGTATATGAAGCAACCGAAGACAGAGAAGTTCGAAGAAGTATCCTATTCCGGTATGAAAGTCCTCCACCGAAGAGAGCACAATATGACATGGTACGACCGGGAATGGCTCGAAACTATCGCCCAAGACGTGGAAGGTCGTATCTTGCATCCATGAGATCCGCACGTAAAGCCCTCCTCCATGCGAAGAACTATCTCCTCATAACGGAAAATAGTCAAGTTATCCGATTACACATCGGAGAAGACCCCGCAACCCTCCTCCTCACGTTAGCCGTTAATAATGCAGAATTCCTCCACACCCTCGAAGCCGTCATCGTCCAAGCTCATGAAGCTCTCGGAGATCCGGGAGAACCCGAAGAACCCTCGATTAATTAAAGACGAGAACTTCCAGAAACTCGTTCGAAGCATTCAGGAATTCCCCGAGATGCTCGAAGCGCGTCCGATTGTAGTCAACCCGGATAATATCGTCCTCGGGGGTAATATGCGCCTCAAGGCTTGCAGGGCCGCAGGACTGACCGAAGCACCCGTCTACGTTGCCTCGTGGGAAGAGAGCAAAGCGAACGCGTTCATCATTAAGGATAACGTCGGTTATGGGGAATGGGATTGGGACATCCTCGCGAATGAATGGGACGCGGCGGAACTCGAAGAGTGGGGGTTGGATGTATGGACTCCCGAAATTGACCCGGATCAACTTGGCGATGAGTTCAGCCTTGCCGACGGCGATAAACCTCCGTTTCAATCGCTGACTTTTACGCTTGCCGATGAACAAGCGGAGTTCATTAAAAACGCCCTCGCAGACGCGAAAGGTCTCGAAGAGTTTAAATACATTGAAACAATGGGCAACGACAACAGCAATGGAAACGCCCTTTATTTACTTGTATCGCAATGGGCAGGGCAAAGGATATAGTCGTTAAGGTTATCCCGGCAAAAATTGCCGTTCCATTTGTTAAGCGCGTTCATTACAGCGGAACGGTATCCAATACAAGCGGTCTACACTTCGGGGTCTTTTTAAACAGTAAAATGCACGGGGTTATGAGTTTTGGCAGTCCTATGGACAAGCGGAAGGTTATAACGCTTGTGAACAATACGCGATGGAACGAAATGCTCGAACTGAACCGCATGGCCTTCGATGATTTTCTACCAAAAAATAGCGAAAGCCGGGCGTTAAGCATCGCGTTTAAATTAATTCAAAAAAACGCTCCACATATTAAATGGATTCTGTCGTTTAGCGATGGGGTACAATGCGGAGACGGGACAATTTACCGCGCTTCGGGTTTTGAATTGACCGGAATCAAAAAAAGCACTCAAATAATTGAGACGCCTTGGGGCGAACGAGTTACCCGTATGACATTGACGCAAGTGGGTAGTGCAAAACGCCAAAAAGTTATGACGCGCTTAAACATTCCGGAAACCGGAAAAAGCTCTGTTTTACCGTTTTTGAAAGCGGGCTGTCGAAACGTGGAAGGGTTCCAGTTACGATACATTAAAATTTTAGATAAAAGTTGTAAATTGCAATGCGCCTCAATCCCGTTCTCCAAAATCAAAGAAGTAGGAGCCGGAATGTATAAAGGCGAAAAAACAGGCGGTTGAAGCATTGTGGCGATGCGCCCGGCATCCAGCCGGGAGAGGGAGGTTCGATTCCTACCCTACCGCTCAACTTTTAAAATATGGAAGCGATACAGACCCACAAATCCAACACCAAAAAAGAGGCGATGTTGGAAGCCCTCGAGAAGTCCCTCGGTATCGTATCGACCGCCGCGAAAATGGCAAGTATCGACCGCTCCACTCACTACGCATGGATGAAGTCGGATGAGGAATACAAGAAAGCCGTTCACGCGATTGAAGAAAGCGTCCTCGACTTCGCAGAATCCCACCTCTATAAACTCGTGAAGGAAGGCAACCCAGCGGCGACCATTTTCATGCTTAAGACCCGAGGTAAGAAACGCGGGTATATCGAACGGCAAGAGATTGAAGTCCAAGAGAAGAAGCCGCTTTCATGGTTAGATGAATAAAAATGGGGTTTACAAAAAAGACGACATATTACACGGGGACAGTTTACGAGTTCAATCTCCCTACGGGGTGGAGTTGCCCTTTCGCTCAAGAATGCCTTGTTAAGGTTGATAAAGAGACGGGCAAGATGGAGAATAAGAGCGACGCATACCGATGTTACGCGGCTTCCGCTGAACGATTTCCGGGAGTCAGAAATAGCCGATGGAATAACTTTGAATCGGCAAAGAAGGGTGAAATCCCACCACTTCCCAAACAGGCGAAACACGTTCGAATTCACATGAGCGGAGACTTCTTTTCACAGGCGTATTTTGACACATGGCTTTTGTATTGCCGTCAACATCCAAACGTTGAATTTTGGGCTTATACGAAGTCTCTAAAATATTGGGTTGAGAGAATCAACGACATACCAGAGAATCTCGTTTTAACTGCGAGCTACGGCGGGAGAAACGATGAATTAATAGAAGCGTACAATTTGAAGAGCGCAACGGTAGTAAGTAAGAAGGAAGCCGGCCTTGACCCGAGGCCGGTAGATCACAATGATGATTTGGCAAGAATTCCAAACGTATCTTTTTTGCTCATTGACAACAACGAGCGTTGAAACTCCCCGCCACATATTACCACGTAAGGAATTCAAAAGCGAAGATTCAAGTCCACCAAGGCGGAACGCGATCGGGGAAAACGTACTCCATCCTCACGGCTTTAATTGAGCTATGTTACAAGAATACCGGACTCGTAATTACGATATGCCGTAAGACGTTCCCCGCCCTTCGAGCGACTGCGATGCGGGACTTCTTCGAGATACTCAATCGGGAAGAGATTTACAACCCCGACCTTCATAACAAATCGGATGCTACCTACCGCCTCGACGGAAACCTCGTCGAATTTATTTCCATCGACCAGCCGCAAAAAGTACGGGGAAGGAAGCGGGACGTTCTCTTCGTCAATGAAGCGAACGAAATAAGCCTCGAAGATTGGAGGCAACTCCTCCTCAGAACAACCGGGAGAACCATTATCGACTATAACCCCTCAGACGAATTTCATTGGATATATGACGAAGTTATCCCAAGAGAAGACGCGGACTTCTTCCAAACGACGTACAAAGACAACCCCTTCTTACCGCAAAGTGTTCTCGTGGAAATTGAGCGATTCCGAGAAGCGGACGAAAACTTCTGGAGGGTGTACGGCCTCGGAGAGCGAGGAGCATCCCGGGCGACTATCTTCACGCATTGGAAAGAAGTAGACCAAATACCGAACGAATTTAAACCCCTTCATTATGGAATTGATTTCGGATACACGAACGACCCAACGGCCATCGTCCGAACGTACACCGACGGACACGGATTCGCCGTCGATGAAATATGCTACGCGTCGCGCCTCACTAATAGCGATATATCAAAAGTCCTCCGAGATTCTGGAGTCCATAGATCGGATGTTATCATCTGCGATAGTGCTGAACCAAAGAGCATCGACGAGATACACGGCCACGGATTCAATACTCACGGAGCAAGAAAGGGAAGAGATTCGGTTAAAAATGGAATCCAATTCCTCCATTCGAGACCGCTTCTTATCACGTCTCGAAGTGTGAACCTTATTAAAGAACTCCGCAACTACAAATGGAAGGAGGACAAGAACGGCAAGCAACTGAATGAACCCGTCGACGAGTTTAACCACGCTATTGATGCGATGCGCTACGCGATCACATTCAACCAAACGAACCCGAACTTCGGTTCATACGCTATCGGGTAAAATACGGGCGACCCGTAAAATTCCCGTAAACACGCAAAATCCACGCACGATTCACGCAAACGATTTTTGTAAGGAAACCAAAACATGAGAGTTATTTAAACGATGGAACTACGCCTCCCGCATAAATGGTCGGATCTCACGCTCGCAGAGCTTCAGGTTATTATGACCAGCGAAAACCCACTCGAACGGATTTCCGTTTGCACGGGAAAAAGCGTTGACCAATTACGCACGCTGCCTCAGAAGCTAATAGAAGCCGCCACGGAGCATTTAAACGGTTTAATGAACCAAGAGACGGCACGCTTCGAGAAAGTCGTTCAGATGGACGGAAAACGATTCGGCTTCATTCCCGATTGGGACACCTTCACCGCGGGTGAATGGATCGACCTCGAAACGTACCTCGAAGATTTCTGGAAGAACGCCCACAAGGTTATGAGCGTACTCTTTCGAGAAGTAACGTACGAAATCGGGGACAAGTACGAAATCAAAAAGTACACCGCCAAAGAAGACGCTTCCATATTTGAAGAGATGCCCGCTGACCTCGTATCGGGTACGCTGCTTTTTTTTTGGACTACCAGAAACAAACTGTTACACGATATGAAGTCCTCTTTACTGGAGGTAGCGGCGGAAGCGATCCGGTCGGCGAAAAATGGGGATGGTATCACGTCCTCTATGCCCTCGCAGGCGAAGACCTCCTCAAAATGGACTCGGTTACTTCGCTCCCCGTTCAAGTCGTATTTCAACACCTCGCGTATTTAAAAGATAAACTCGCACATGATCACGTTCAATAACATAGTAGAACGCTTCGAGATTTTCGCGGAGAATCACTTCTTCATCAAGACCTTTTCCTTCGGTTCTCCCGATGATGTAGACCTCTCGAAATTCACTTCGTTTCCGCTTATGCACCTCGTATATACGGGGGCGACATACGACGCCGGGACGAAGACCTACAACCTCGAGGTATATATCCTCGATGCTCCCGCCGATAAAGACGGGAAGACGATCCGTCAAAAGGAAGTCGTTTCGGACGCTGAGCAATGCGCAGAGGATATTATCGCCGACATTAAGAACGGAGGGAACATCTTCCTCTTTGCACAAGATTACGAGGTCGTAAACGCCACGACTACGCCCCTCGAAGAAGAGACGAAGAATGTCCTCTCCGGCGTGCTGTTAGATTTGTCCGTAGCTATCCCCTACGAGTGGGACGCTTGTAACGCTCCAATAGATGGGGTAACTCCTGAAGGCGGCGATGAAATCAGCTACGCCCGAAGAGGTATCCTTCGTATGGTTACCCAAAACGGGGCGACCGACGTTCTTTCCGTGCGAACGATTAAGGTAAGTAACGGCACGCTTACCGATGAAGGGGACGGGGTTGTAAGTTTGGATACAGCGGGGGCGGAATCCCTCGATGAATTGACGGACGTTTACCTCGTTACGCTTGAGAATAATCAGATCCTAAGATATCAAGCGTTTTCGCTTCCCGGTTCGCCCGCAGGATGGAAGAACCAAGACCTCGATTTATCCGCTCTTTCCGATACGAAGGGAACTCCAGTCGAGGGGCATCTCTTAAAATATACGGGGGGATTTTGGCAACCTTCAACTATTGACCTTAATGATTTAGACGGGGTAACGGTTACGAGTCCACAAACAGGAAACGTACTTCAATACTCCTCCACGTTTGGTTGGTACAATACCAATCTACCCACGCCCTCACCGCCTCCAAGTACGACCGACCAACTTCCAGAAGGGACGGTAAACCTCTACTATACAGAAGCCCGAGTAAGCGCGAATACCGACGTTGCCGCGAATACGGCAAAGGTGGGAATTACGGCTCAACAAGCCGCCGACATCCTCAACAATAACGCGAAGGTCTCTCTCATTGCAGGAGGTACGACGGGGCAAGCCCTTGTAAAAACGAGCGGAACGGATTACGATGTAGAATGGGCTGATATTTCAATCGACGTTCAATACCACAACCGATACGCCACGGAATCGGAGACGTTACGAGCAGGAGGAGCGGAAACGATTGAACTCTATTATTCGGCACAAGCCGACGGGGACGGACTTGCCGAGAGTGCTTCGAGCGATACCCCCGCCGCTGGTTACGACATCCGTAGGAAACTCTACTATTCGGAAGCGGGCTTCGCCGATCCTGACACGGGGACGTGGACGCAGTTCACAGCCATCGCCGACAATACGACATTCAACAACGCGAAAGCGGCTTTACTTGCTTACCTGAAGGAACGCACGGGCGGCACTGTACCGATTAGTTTGAAAATGACGTGGGAGGAGGTAGCGCAAGCTCCTTCGTTTACGGGGCTTTTAAATGAGAGCTACGGCAGCGGAGCAGAGGCGGCGTACTCCACGCGGCGGCTGAATGGCAACGTAACGGAATGCATGGTCATTCGCAGGGCATCGGATTCGACGACTACTACCATAGGCTTCGACGGTTCAGGCAACATCGACGAGAGCGCGATAGAAACGTTTTGCACGGGGACGACGTGTACCGTGGTAACGTGGAAAGACCAAAGCGGAAACGGGAACGATGCGACGGCACCGAGTACGGGAGAAGAGCCGACGATTTACACGGGTGGGGCGTTGGTGAAGGAGAAGGGACGGTTAACATTAGATTTTGATTCTGACGATAAATTTGAATTGAGCACGTTAAGCATAACCAGCGGAACGGCATTAAGTTACTTTTGGATAATGAATCCAACAGGTGATTTCAGCAATCGCTGGATGCTTCATTCGCAAGAAGCAGATTATTTTGTGCCTGTTGCGCAAGATGGCTCTACAGCGGGATATTTAGCGGGATTCACAAACGACAGTTTTTTTGTTGATGGTCAATCAGTAACAATCAACAACAGGAACGACGTTTATGATACTTATAGTAATGCTTTTCGCCTTGGGGCTTTAATTGGCGAAACAACTGTCAACGTAACGTCAAGCAGAATTGGCACTCGCTCAACTGATACGTTTGGAATTAACGGTAATTTCAGCGAATTCATTTTGTATGATTCTGCAAAATCAACAGCCGACCGCACCCAAATCGAATCCAACATCGCCGACTACTTCACCCAAAACACGCCACTGCTCGACACGTACTCAGGGGCGGCGGCTGCTTATTCCTTGCGGCTTTTGGATTCGACGTATACGGGGAGCGCGGTTGAAGTTTACAACGGCTCGAGTTATGCGGACATCGGCTTCAACGTATTCGGCGAGTTGGATACGGTTGCACTTGCTGCGCATTGCGGAAGTAACGACGGGTTCGTGAGTAAGTGGTACGACCAATCAGGAAACAGCAACGACGCCACGCAAGCGGCGACTTCTTTAATGCCAC